CTCTGGCTGTATGATTACGTGGGCGAAAACCTTGTGCAGACGGTTCACCAGTCGAGCGCCGATGATGGCTTCGGCTCGACATCCTTGGGCATCACCTACGGCGAGCACACCTTCTATGTGGTGGCCTCGGGCGGTAGCGATGCCACAACCGATGGCACTACCATCACATGGGGCAAGCCTGGCGATACCTTCTACCTGGCAAAGACTGTGGACCTGCAACCCACGGGCGATAAAAACGTGTCGCTGGAGCTGAAACGTGTGGCCACTCGACTGCGCATTGATCCGAGCGACGAGATACCCGCCGATATTGCATCGCTCGCATGGGAGGGCACATGGTATTTTGGGTTCAACTATCTCACGGGCGAGGCCGACGGCGCTCAGTCGACGGAGCGTTCGGTGAGCGTGCCCGCATCATACATCGGAACCACAGGCCAGCTCAGTGTGGCCTCATATAGTCTGTGCCCGATTGATGGTTACACTACCGACATAAAAATAACGGCTCGCCGCAGTGACGAGTCCGCTATAACTGAAATTAATCTATCAGATGTGGCCTTCGAGAGAAACCGCCTAACGATTCTGAGTGGTGGTCTCGCCACCAGCACCCGCTCCTTCGGCATCAGCGTCGATGATGCGTGGGCCGATGATTACAGCATCGGATGGTGATTGTTAAGGACGTATAGGTATAATGGTCGGCTCAGCTGTGAGCGGGCCATTTCCTTTTAGCTGGAGTGAACCTTGTGCCAAATTCGATCTGGTGAACGTCATGCGGCAGGTCTGCACGATTGCCGAGCCGGTTAGTCCTGTCTCCTGCCCACGACCTACTATGCGCACCGTCACCACGCCTGCGTTCAGCAGCAGCTGCTGTATGTCGGCGTGGTTGCTCACTAACCACGATACGGTGAATCCCCAATCCTTGCGGCCTGCGATAAACTCGCGCCACTCGCCGCTTGTGGGGCTTGCTATCTCGATGAGTTCGCGGTTGGTCTGCACCTCGTTGCTGCGTGTTCCTGCCACCACCGCGCCGTCCACATAAATCAGGATGTTATTGCCATTAATTGCCATAGTGTTTATATTTTTTTTGTGATATTTATCCGAGTGTTGCGCTGCCTTGTGCCTTGATGGTTACAATATCGTCCCAGAGATTGAAATCGAAGCCTACAATGCGGCGCTTAACGCTACTTGCCCCGATGATGCACTTCTGTAGATAGTAAATGACAGAAGGAATTGTGAAGGTGTCGTAGCTCAGTAGATACTGCGTGGCGAACATATAGCCATAGTTGCTCGCTACCGTTGAGTAGAATCCACCATTGCTCTTAACCAAAGCCTTCTCGGAGTTTCGTCTAACGTTGAATGTCTGACTGAGCGATGTGGTTTTTACCGATCCGTTGTTGTTTATAAACACGTCACGGTTGCTGTTATCATTGGCCACATATTTCTCTATACCTTTCTGTATAGGCTCGAGTGTGATGTCCTCAATCGCCAGCAGTCCTACTTGCATCGAGTTGTTTCCGGCAAAGAATGTTATCTCCAGCGGGCTCGTGATGTCGTTCATCGCGGTCCATATTGTCAGCTCCCATTCGTTGGTTTCGCCTTCGGTTCCGCCGGTGTTGCGGTATAGTACATCGGGTGCTGCTGCCCATGTACCATTGCTCTGGAAGTACTTGCCGCCGTTCTTAATTCTCACGCCCATAGATTTGGCTGGAGCACCGGCAGTATCGTAATACATTCTGCCTCCTACTTCGTGCGGAGTTACAAAAAGCAGCGAGAACTTGAGCTTGCATCCACGGTTGGCGTATTTAGGCAAATTGTATAGTTTCCACGTAAACAGCTCGCTTGCTGATGCTACTCGCGAGAACATAATCATCTCGTTAAATCCGTTTGTAGTGTCAGAGCCATTGGTAGCGCAGCACGCCACGTTGTTGCTTGTCGTGGTTGGTAGGCTTGAAAATGTGAAATACTCGGATGCAATCTCGTCGGTAGATGGTGTCAGTATCACCCAGTTATCTCCGTATGTATGAGCCTTTGTGCGGTTGTACGGTAAGGAGTACGACGGGTCTATCTTGTCGTCGTATTCTATTTCTACCTTGTTCACAGGCAGTATTGTGGTCTCTTTGCTTTGGTCGCTTTTTGGTGGGAGATACGTGAGGTCCATTGTGGTGGCACCGCTGGCGATGGCTCTATACGATGGGTTTTGGCTATCCATCGTATTAACTATGTATTCGTTGTAATTCCCGTCGTAGTCGTATTTTGCGAACACTATATATGAGCCAATAGCGTGAGCCGTAAGCCCGAAACAATGGCAAAGGTTCTCGATAAAATCGCTTACCAAGTCGGGATTGTACAGTGTCTCAGTGCTGCCCACGTAGATGTTATAATCGTCGTTAAACGGGCAATAGGCCAGGGTGTTGATGCGTAGCGACAGTATGCGCTCCGTTTCGCTCAGAATGTAATCGGGGAATATAATCTTGTCTATTCCTGCGTCGATTGTTTCTACTGCCTCCTTCAGTACCGATGCCAGCGTTCGGTACGATGGATTGCTTGTTGGCTTGAATCTTATTCCGTAGGCAACGCTTAATGCGCAGGCAACGGGGATGCTGATGAGTCGCGGACATGGCTTGTACTCGTTATCGAACGACTGAGCCTGTAGGAATCCCACGAATATCAGTGCCGTCCCCCTGTAAACCTTCACCATGTGTTCGGTGTTGGTCTGCGGGAATAGTTCGTACAGCGCGTCCTGCTGAAGCTCTACCAGATTGATGTATCCTGTCTTGGTACGCACCACTTCCATTAAGTCCTCGGTGTTGCTTTCTTCGTAGACAAACGGATTGCTGGCTGCATACCCTGGGGCATCAGCGTTTGTGGGCGACAATACGATTGGATCGTCGCTGTACCCCTCCTCATAGATGTCGATGCGACAGTCCATATTCGACAGGTTCTTGAATGGAATAGTCCACTTTATTGCTCGTGCCATAGTGTTATCTGAAGTTAGTTGTTACATACTCGCCGCGGCCTGTTCTGCGGCCGTTGTTGTTAAGCACCAGACGCAACTGTTCGCCGGTGATGATGGCCGATAGTTGCATCGCGCCCATGCCACCCTGAAGCTGGCTGGCAAGGTTGCCCTGCTGGGCTTTGTTAAGAACCAGCTCGCCGGCATTCAGCATGGCGGGTATCTGGTCACCGCTGTAGGTATTGCCTGCCACCGTTCCGCCTGCTGCATGCACCACGCCGCCATTGGCAAACGGGAAAAAATTGGTGGCTGCAACAGCCCAAAGTGCTTCTGTGTTTAGCCCTAATGCAATAGTGTTTGACGCCATTGTTGTTGAAGAAAACAATGATATGATGGCATTAACACCTTCTATGACAGATGTCACACCCTGGATTACGCCGATAACCTGATCTACCTCTTTCGGTAGGTCGATACCCATACTCTTCAGTCCGCCTGCTATTGACGATAGTCCGCTGGTGAGTGTTGATATTTCATCGGTGAGTTTCTTAGTTTCCTTGTCGTCCTTATATCCTGGCAACTTCTTATAGTCCTTCTCGGTGATGTCGCGGCCGAGGTCGAACTGCTTTTGACCGATGCCCATCATCTTGCGCAGGCCTTCGTCGCCGCCCATCATTGCCCAAACGCTTTGGAAGTTGGCGTTCGGGTCGGCCTTGATGGCGTTCGGGTCGATCTTGGAAACCTCGCTACCAGTGAAGACTATCTTCGATGCGTCGAATATGTTGCCGCTTGCGCCACCAGTTGTGGTGGTGCCTCCGCGCAGGTTTTTTATCTCGGCATTAACCTGCTTTATTTGTGCGTTGTAGGTGTCGCGGGCCTTGAAGTCTTTTTTATTGATGGCGTCGTCGCGCAGTTTCTTCAGTTCCTTCAGCTTTGCCTTCAGACTGTCCAGGCTCTTCTCGCCCCCTTCTGTATCTACGTCTACATCAAGAGTAATGGTGTTTTTCCCGCCTTTACCTCCCGCTGGGGATGGTGTCGGATTAATCACTCGTAGTCCGCGAGTCTGATACTCCTTCGCCATCTGTGCCACTGCTGAACGCTGAGCCTTAAGCACATCGACATTTTCATAATGAAAGAATCCCGGCTTGTCTTTCGATTCCCATTTGCCACCATTGGCTATCTTCTGGTCGTAGTCGGCCAACTGCTGGCGGTATGATTGCATCGTCAAGTTGAATGCAGTACGTTTGTGGTTCGAGCCCTTCAGTGCATTTATCTGCTGGTCTACCTTAGTCGGCCCTGCGCTGCCACCCGCGCCATTCATCTGTTGCAGAGCCTTGGCAGCACGTCCGCCAGCTGTGGCCACTCCGTCAAGTTTACGGATAAGTTCGGCAGCCCAATCCACTACATCTTTCAGGAATCCCGATGAAGCATTGATATGAAGGTTCAGTCCTTCCCATGCGCTTGACAGACCCTTCATTGCTCCATCAAGGTTGGCGGTGTTGGTCTTAGCCTGATCCAAAGCGGTGTTGGTGCCTGTGATGGCATCGGTCATGTTCTTAGCCTCTTGCGCGGCGTTGGCCAGTGCCATTGCTTGGCTGGCGAACATCTTGCCGGCTATCTGCTGATAGCCCACGATGTCGAGGTTGGCTTTGCCCAGGTTCTCAAATGCCTTGGTCAGTCCTACAACTGATGGCTTGAAGTCGTTGTTGGCCTGCTTCTCCAGATTCATTATGATGCTGCGCAGGGCAGTACCGGCGGTCGAGGCGTCGAAACCTGCCTTGGCCAGCTGCTCCAGATTAGCCACCAGTTCCTCATAGTCAGTGCCCACGGCCTTGGCTGCTGTGGCTGACTTGGTGATGGCCTCGCCCAACCACGCAATATCGCCAGCACCCTTCTGCGATGCAGCGGCCAACACATTCACATATCGTGCGGCATTGTTACTGTCGCCACCCATCTGGTTGATAGATGTAGATAGTGTCTGTGCTGCGGTCTGTAGGTCGATGCCTGCGGCCTCGCTCAGAGTGATGGCGTATTTAGTCACCTCCTTCAGTGCCTGTCCGCTCTCCAGCAGTTGTGGCTGCTGCGAACCTATCAGTCGGAATGCATCGGCCACCTGACTGGCGGTCAGCGTGGATGTCGATCCGAGCTCGATGGCGTACTCCTTCAGTTGGTCGAGGTCTTTACCCACCATACCAGTGAGCGATGACAGCTGGCTCATCGACTTCTCGAAGTTCATGGCCAGATTAATATTGTCGCCCAGTAGCTTGAACGCACCCGCAGCACCAGCCACGGCTGCACCCACGCCTGTGAACATCGAAGCCGACATGCCAAACTTGCCGGCCACACCATTCAGCACTCCCTTCAGATTATTCATCACGCCGCTGCCACCCATCGAGTACAGCTCCTCCTTGGTTTCCTTGATGCGCTGCTGGAGCTGAGTGAGGCTCTGGCTCATGGCCTGTCCGAACTCGCCCTTCTTGGCGGTTTCGGTCAGACTGTTGTATGCCTTGGCTGCATCGTTATATGATCCCACCAGGTCGCGCAGCTTGTCTTTGGTGTTTGTGGCTCCGCTCTGCACAGTGCCCAGAGCGCGGGCACTCTCGATGGCCTTTTGGTTGAAGTTATTGAAGTCCTTGCCGCCAAGTTCCGCTTGGTGGGCAATGCCCTGCAAAGCCTTGGCGGTATCGCGCAGCTTCGAGTCGAATTGCGTGGTCTCGAGCTTAAATCGGGTTATTACGTCTGCCATATATATCAATGTTTTAATACATTACTCCTTGGATAATGTCGTCTATCATTTTATCAATGTTTGTTGCTGCACGCTCTAATTCTTGCAGAGAACGTGGTCCGAACCAGTTGCGTGCAGCTATTGCACCTCGATATCCGTATTTACCACCATTCGACGTAAAACGGAATTTACTTGTGCCATCGGCTCTCTTTATTTCCGTGAGGTGGGTAATATGTCTCTGTGTTGTTCCCTGGTTCAGAAATCGCAAGATGAATCCGCGATCGGCGCCTTCGTAGCTCATAACTTTTTTGGTGCGCATAGATTGTGGTCTTCTATTTCCACCTCGGGGTGATGGGTGGCGTGGTG